CGAAACCCTGCACCTGTCATGTTTCCGCCCGTCCACCTCGCACACGCCGTATCTTATGCACAGCCCCCCCACAATGGGGGTCGGTGTCCTGTACCGATCCACCTTGAAATGCACGCATTCCCCGCATACAGGCCGGGTTTTCCGATCCGTCACACGGCCCCACCTCGCAAAGTCTGCGCCATCCGCTCCAGCTTCGCCCGGGCCTCCATGTCGTCCATGCGGGTATCATCGGATAACTCCCCGTCCATTGACTTCGTCCCGGCCAGCCCTTTCAACGCCGCCATGAACCGCTCAAATCCGGCCCCGCCATTTTGAGGGCGTTCCGGCTCCCGGCTCTCAATCCTCAACGGTTCTTCATGCGGCTCTTCCAGCGCAGGGCGGGCCGCATCTCGCAGGGCTTTCACATTCGCCTGCATGGACGGCGGCAGAAGTTTGTCCGCCCGCTCCTGCTCCGCATACTGGTTATAAGACCGGCATATCATCGGGCGTATGTTCATGTCCAACGTTTCTTCCTCCATCAACGCCCAGCGGTAAAGCGTATCCGGCCCACCAACGAGCCGTTTGAGGATGGGGTGTAGCTTGTCGAACTCCCGCCCAGCGTTATACAGGCCATTGGACACGGCCCGCTTGATCTGTTCCCACGCCTCCGCCTCTGATGGGACATCCGAAGCGGGTTTCAGCGTGGCGTTGACTATTGCCATGATCTGACCGGGTACGGGCGGGAACCCTTTTGTGTCGTTCATCATAAACTGCTTCGCCGCCGCCAGTATCAGGCTTGCTGGATAGTCCACAAACAAGTCCGCCCATACAGAAACCATGTTCTCCGCCTCTTGCCGGGTCAATTGCTTGTAATAGACTGGATACGTTTTCCGCATCTCGCCGAATACAAGCAACATTTCCTCCCTTGTCACGGTATCACCTCCGCTTCTACCTCCACGGCTCTCATGCGCTCTTCCTGTTCCCTTATCATATCCTCGAAGGGGTTACTGCTCTTCTTCGCCCTCGTGGCCGGGGCGTTCAGATAGCTTTCAAACTTTGATCCGAAAAGCGTTTCCGGCCGGAGGTACTTCTCCATATCCGTACCCAGCCATTCAGCGCATTTTTTATCAATCACGGTCTGAAAATCATCTACCGTAAAGCCCTCCGCCAAACGGGCGTTGATGTGCTTCTGTGTCGCCGCAGTACTTGGTCTGTAATTGGTTCCAGCTTTTGCATTGAGCATTTCGCATATGCGGTGGACATTATCGCTCTTTCTCTTATCTACCTCTTTCTCTATCTCTTTCTCTTTCTCTTTCTCTTTATCTATCTCTGTGTTACACGTTGTTACAGGGCCGTTACAATGTAACGCTTTGACAGACCCGGCTGAAATGGCGGTCGCCGCTCTGTGCCGTCTGACCCTTCGGGCAGATTCGCATTCGGAACCTACCATTTCATTCGCCGTGGTTATCTCGTATTCGCTGACTGTGTTTTCCTGCAAAATGCCATTAGCCAGCAGGAATTTCACGGTCACTTCAACGTTCTCTGCCTCTTCGTCAATATCAAGGGCCAGTTCATTGACAAAATCGCTTTCGTAGCCCTCGTAATACAGTTTCCCGTCATCCTCCATTGAGCGAAGAAGCATTTTTAAATAGACAATCGTGAATGTGTCACCCCCGGCGATTTTTCGCAGGCGTTTGATTTCCTTCTGCCTGAAAAAATCCTCCGGGAGTTTCAGCCAATAATAACGTTTGTTTCCATCTGCCATCTATTACTCCCCTCCATTTGACGGGGGCGGTGAAACGTATCCAAACGTATCTAAACGTATCCAAACGTATCCAAACGTATCTACCGCCCCCGCATATCATCGGTTAAAATCAGAAGGGCAGGTCATCATCTCCCGGGAGGTTGGAATCATCGGGCGGGGGAACCTGTGTGAAGTCGAAGCCCCCGATCCGTGTAGTGCTGGTGCTGTGCTGGTTGGTGGCGTTGAGGGTTTTCCGCTCCAAAATCCGGAAGTCTCCGGCCTTGACCTTCGCCACACTCAACGCAAACCGGGGCTTGACAGTCACGCCAACCGTGCCGTCCGATTTGGGATATTCTTCCTCGCCGAAATTGAAGCCAACCATTTTCCCCATCAGGGAACGTTCATCCCACTCAAAACGGAAGCCGGGGTTGGAATCCTCAATGCTCGTTATGAGGCCCTTAAAAACGCCTCTCGTGTTGCCGTCCGGGTTGGTTATCGTAGTCCGGTAAATGCCGGGCCACTTCGCATCAACACGGCTCCGTTTGATGTAATCGAACCGCCGCTTGTAATAGCCGTCCAGCTTCGTTCCGTCCGCAATCTCCAATTGCAGGGCAATCATGGGAAGGTGGCTGTCCTTCGTTTCCTCAACCTTCGCTCCAATGATCCGGCAGATGTGACCGCCCACCGGAATGGTTTCGATTTCGCCATTAAACGCCTGCGCCGTGTCGTAATCTCTCGGTTTCGTAATCATCTGTAATCCTCCAATACTTTTAATACCTCAACAATGTCATTGGGCACGGTGTTTTCCTCGAAAGCCCCCAGAGGGGTCTTCGCTGTACTGTTGTTCGCATGGACTTCAAAAACGTGCTGACCGTCAACGCACTTCGCCAGGAGAACGGTTGTGAACTTGCTCTCCAATACAATCTTGTCTAGCTTCCGCCCGTTGGTCTTAATGCGTGTCCAGGTGTTGCCGTAGTCGTCCCGGTCAGTCTGTGAGTGGAAAAGGCAAAGGCAAGTCAAATCATCCCGCATCCGGAGCATATAGCCGATAATGCCATAGACCGCCGCCGCAAGGTCTGCCCATTTGTCATAGCCTTTTTCCTTCATCCGGGCCATTTCATCGTCTATCATGGTTCCGTTGAAGGTGTCCACAACGATGTATTTCAAGGCCGGATTCTTGCTGGACTGCACCGCCCCCAGAATCTTCATTATGTCCTCGGGGGAGGACACTTTGAAATAATTCTTGTGTTCGGTGTTGTAGCTTGCCCGCCAGCCTTTCCACGAAAGGCCCTTGCCGTCCGCATCAATATAGACCGTTTCGGCGGGCGGGAGATTGCGAAGGGAAGTGGTCTTGCCCGCTCCGCTCTCACCCATGATTGCGATAACTTGTGCCATTGGTTTCTTCCTCCTTCTGATTCTTCCTCTGTGCTTTCCAGCGTATCCACCCGCTTCATCTGCCGCCCTTTCCCGCCGTGGTCTGTGACCTGCACCGCTTGCGCGGGGCCTCTCCGGGACGCCTGCTCCTATTACTGCCGGGTCGCTGGTGTGAAGTTTTCAAGGTTCGCCCTGCTCTGCCTTTTTCATGCGGCCTTGCAACCGCCATCGGGGGCATTAGGGCCGGGGGCTTTTCAGACCCCCAATTGTTTAAGCAGTTTCTCGCAGAGGTTTTCTGCAATCGCATCTTCTGCCATCAGGCGAAGAATGGATTCTCGCCTCATGTCGTCACACTCTTCTTCGTCCAGCGTCCGGCTGTATCGGGCGATCCTGTCCGACCTTATGTCCTGCTCAATCTTGACCATGTGCCGGACAATCTCAATTTCTTCTTCGCCGACCACCACCAGCTTCACCAGCTTGTTCATTCTTCCTCTTCCTCCCTCATGCTGTCCGTCAACAGTCCGTAGGCAACCCACCAGATAATCAACAGGCTCCCCACCACGGCCCCGACATTAAAAACGGTCATTGAAATCGCCATACTCTATGTCCTCCCTCGCCGCCGCTTCTCTTGCGGCTCGCCTGTGCATCATCTCTCTGACTAACTCAAACTGCTGGTCTTTGATTCTGTCCCCCTCCGGGGTTCCGGCAAGGGCGGCGAAGTCGTCCGCAATCCGTACCACCGCCCCGTTCTTCGCCGTCATCGTGGCCCGGATCATCGTGAAGCCTCCCATTCAAGGTTCAGGCTCTTGGTGTTCTCCTCCCAGTACGCATCCATGATGTGTTCGTTCTGGTTCATGATGCTCTCGATTTGCTTTTTCAGTTCATTCAGGTCATGCACCCATTCGTCCCAGCCCTTTGCGTCCTCAAGGTTCTCGATCAGGCTCTTAACTTCGGTCAGGGCTTCGTCTAATGCCTCGTTTTCGTTCTGTGCATCGTAGTAATCTTGCTCACTCATTGCGGTTCCTCCCTTTG